ATGCATAAGATTGTATGACTGGACACCCAGCGTATTCATATAATAGGCTAAATGCTTTCGCTCGTGCCAGCTTCATTCTAGTAGATTTCTTAGACATGGAATAACGTTTCGGACTGTATCCAAAATCAATTAGCGCGATCATTACATCAGTCACTAAAATTTTGTCTACATCATCAAAAACATTTCCGCAAAAACTCGCTGTATTTAATTTTTCATGTCTCTCAATCTTAATTATGAATCCTAATTCCCCATAGATCTTAGCATCGTAAAGATCGGGGCGGGCTACTCTAAATAACCCATCATCACCTTCAAAAACACCAAGCATCCCCCCACAATCACACTCTTCAGCAATAAATTCGGATATCATGTAATTTGTGAAACCATTACCCAGGGATGTATTCATTTCTCCGGACTGTCTTGTTGCTGGTACAACAAATGTGAAGAATCTAAATTCTATCACATTTGATCCCGCAATAACGTTGTGTAGGAAATCTCGAAAATATTCATTCCAACATGGTAGGTTACGACACATGTATTCATACATTATGAATTCACAACTATCATATAATTCTCTAGTAAAGCTTCCTTCATAAGATGTGTAATCAGTAGCGAAATACACAGCATCATCAGAATGCAGGCGGTCATATATATATTGCGCTCGCTGGGTCTTGGGGATTTTCTTGATAAAAGAAGGGTTCTTGAATATCTCCCCTTCAATTTCCTTGAAAATTGGGCCCACCAAAACTTTGCAAGCATCTTTTCTAGCGTAAATGCCTCTAGGAACTTTCCAATCAGTGTACGTTTCATCCTTAAGAAACCCACCGACTTTATAATCGCTCTCAGTCAAAATACCCCGTAAGCGGTCATGCTCTAATTTTAATTCTTCTTTCCTCCACTGCGGGTATTTTGTTTTACTAAGCCATTCATCAAAATCAACAAGGTGGTCAGGAGCGAAAGGTACAAGATTTCTTTTGCACCACCTTTTGACGAAACGTTTGAACCGTCTCAGCCTAGTGCGCTTAGGAATGGGTGTTTTTCCTAAACATCTTTTTGTGATCCCCCCCTTCAATGTGTAAGGATCTTTTAAATCTGGTTTAGGCAAGCAGGCTTCGGTAAGTTCGCATCCTAAAGAAACACAAGCTACATCTCTTTTTCCATCATAAACATCATGGACAGTATTATATACAAAGGATCCAAGTTTGATGTCTTTCTGGAATGGGAGATTAACCTCGTCTTGCCTATAACCATAACCGATTATGCGGTCACCCGGG